TGGTAGGCGCCGAGCGAGCGCGGGATCGTCTCGACGATGTGCTGCAGGGCGCGGCCGTTCGGCTCTTCGAGCCCGATCTTCAGGTAGGTTTTGAGAAGCTGTGTCATGTCAGGATACCTCAGGATGCGTTGGGCCGCGTGATCGTCTGTGGCTGGATCATCATCAGGCCGGTCGCGGCCTTCGCGATGTCACCGACGGCGTACCCGATCACGGTGTCATAGATGGCCGCGGTCGTGCCGGACTCCGCCGCGATCGACTGTGCCGAGACGGTGCCGCCGACGGCGTTGTCGTTCGTCGTGAGCCACTCGCCCGCGTCGATGTCGGTGCCGTCGTCGGCGTTCGCGACGTTGACGATGCAGCCGGTCATGGCGACGGGCACCTGTGCGCCGCTGGCGGCGGACATGATGGCCACGCCGACGGGCCGCTCGCCCGACTCGGCGACGGCCGCGCGGACGGTCAGGGTGACGCCGGTGGCGTCGATGGCGACGACCTGCCCGGCCTTGATGGCCCCGGACGCCGTGAACGACTGGATGTTGTCGCCGGAATACAGGACGTTGTGAATTGCGGGGAATGCTGCGATGTCGGTCATGGTCTAGAGCTCCGAGTAGATCTCGGTCTTGGTGATCACGAGCCCGGCCGGAACCGAGAGCTCGCGCGCCGGCTCGGCGGGGGCGCCGGCCTTCGGGAGCGGCGTCTGCTCGATCTTGAGCAGGCGGGCCTTGATGTCGGCGAGTTCGCGCGTCTCCGCGCGGAGCGCGTCCACGTCGGCCGCGATCTTCGTGTTCGTCTCCTGTGCCTCGCCGAGCTGGCGGACGAGGTCCGCGTTGGCGGTTTCGAGTTCGGCGATCTTCGCCTCAAGTTCTGCTGTCATGGTGTCCTCTACGGGTTCGTCGGTCGCACATGCCGCGGGCGATTCGCCCGGCTCCTCTCCGGCTTCGTTGTGGCGCAGGGTGCACGTCGCGCAGGCGCCGCGGTTCACGACCGCACCGCCCAGGAACGTGATCGACTGCATCTCGTACAGCTTCCGCTCGGCGTTCCACCGCTCGGTTCCGGTCAGTTCGGCAGAGAAGTAGTCCGCCTCGCCGGCCTCGATCATGGCGATCGCGCCGGGCGAGTCCGTGCCGGGGAGCCCGTGCAGGACGAGGTCGCCGACGACGGCGTCGTCCTCGAAGCGCTGGCTCTCGATCCGGCCTACCTTCTGGTTGATGGTCCGGGGCTGTCCGCCCGCGTGCCGCGACCAGAGGGACGAGTCGGCCCAGTTGCCCGCGTACTCGCGCAGGGCGTCGGGGCTGTACGAGCACGGCGTTTTGGCCGCGCTGTCGGTCCATGTCCCGGCCGCCAGCAGCTTTACCGAACGAACGATCAGGGCGTCACCGGAGCGTTCGAGATTGGACGCAGAAGGGAGTTCGAAGAGGAGCTCGCGGCGGAACGTGTGGTCATCGGGTGACGGTTCGTCGCCGGGCATGTAGATATTTGATTCTTTGGCTAATAAACCAATTTGGGTAAACTTTACCGAAAAAGTAAAAATGGTATATACTGTTTTCAGTTGACTTTGGCGCGGGCGCGGGGCGCGCGGGCCCGTGGCGGGGGCGCAGCCTTCTCTGGCTTCGCCTCTTCCGCCACGGGTGCGCCGGCATCCAGCGACTTGAGGTAGATCTTAACCGTCTCTGTGCAGCGCGAACCGCCGTTGTCCTCGGAGTAGTAGAGGGCGAGATGGCGGGCGATGACGGACGGGAATTTCTCGGTCCTGTTCGCCGCGATGAACGCCTTCTCCCGGTCGGTGAGCGGTTTGCCGGACGCCATCAGTCGCCCACCCGGTACAGGCGGAGCCCGATGCCAAACTTTCGATAGTAGGGGGCTCCCCCCGAGTAGCCACGGAACCGCCTACCGACGGCCGGCACAAACGCTGTTGTGACCCATCCGCCCCGCTGCCGATCGTGCAGGCGACGGCGGAACGACTGTCGCGCCGAGAACATCGGGATCATGTCGGCACCTCGATGACGGGCGAGTAGCAACATCGGCACCGGGGGTGTTTTGGGAGTTGGGGTTCGCTCCCGATCTCGTAGACGTTGCCGTGCAGGGGTTCGCACTCGTCGCAGGTGCGCTCATCGAGACCCACGAGAACGCGGATCTTCGAGACGCCGGCCTGCGCGTACCGGATCTTCGATCCCTCGTTGACGGCGTACATGGTCTCCGTCCGGGCGATGGTCTCGGCCCGCGTCCGCCCGATGGCCTGCACGGCGTTCTGTATCCGCTTCGCGAGGTGCGGGATTGACTCGCCCTGCATGAGCCCCTCGGTCAGCCCTTCGATGATACCGGCGTTCAGGTCCGCGCCGAGCTTCGTCATCAGCGACGTGTTGCGGGCCCGGAGCACGTCGAGCGCCCGCCAGTCGATCGGGCCGGGCGTCAGCTTCGCACCGGTGGTGAGCGCCGAGAGGTTGGTGTCGGCCCATGTCACGCCCTGCCGGTATGCGGTCTTCACGATCTCGCCCTGCGCCTTGTGCGACGGCTTGATGACGACCTCCTCGATCGTCTTATCGAGCCACGTCCGCAACCAGTCGAGGTCGATGCCGACGGTTGGCGCGGCCAGTTCGCGGGCGTGCGACTCGAACGCGGCGACGGCCTTCTTCTCGAAGGTGTCGAACAGCGGGAGCAAGAGCCGTTCGTATCGGTCCTCGATCTTCTTGCTCATCGTCGGGTCGGTGCGGGGCCGGAAGGATGCCGCGAGGCAGCGGGAGCACACGGGTCAGTCCGCCCCCGTCGGGTCGATCCCGAACTGCTGTTGAATCCACTCCTGCGGCAGCACGGCGAACGGATCCATTGGCGTCGCCGCCATGATCTTCGAGATCCATTCGGCCTTCTGCACCATGTTCTCAGGCGACGGGTTTTCGAAGACGATCCAGCAGGCGCCGGGCCGGCCGGTGATCCGGTCGAACAGTTGCCGGGAAAGGGTCGTCGCGATCACGCGCTGGAGGGCCGCGATCCGGTCGTACCACGCCCTGAACCGGACGTTCGCGGTCGCCTCCGTGCTCCCCGTCGCGTCGAGCCCGATCTGCTCGGGCGGGACGCCGAGCGCGGCGCAGAGCCGGGACGAAAAGACGTTGTCGATCTCGGACGAGTTGTTGATCCCGGTCGCGTCGATGGTGGAGATGTTGATGTCCGGCCCGGTGATGAACTCGTTCTTGCTGCTGAGGTTCTCGAACTCTTTCCGCAGTCCCTTCAGGTCCGCCTCCGCCACCTGTTCGCCCGGTTGCCCGACGCCGATATGGTACTTCGGGAACCCGTGCCGCTCGATTGCCTTCGCCAACCCCTCGTTCGTCTTGGCATCTCTCAGGATCTCGTCGATGCAGACGGACACGAGGGAGCGGCCGTAGGGCGAGTTCGGGACGGGATCAAGGCAGAGGTCGATCATCTCCTCCGGCAGCAGCAGGGGCCCGTGAGAGTCGTCGAAACTGTCCTCCTGCACGAACCGATACCCGACGATATTCCCATAGCCGTCCTGCTCGATCCGGAACCGGGCCGGGTCGCGGAGCTGGACGGTCAGCCCGCCGCCGCGCAACGGGACGATCTCGGCCAACCCATTGCCGTGGACGTAGGCGTAATCGACGAGCATCGACACCAGCGTCTCGAAGTCGAGCGCGTCGATGGCCGCCTGCACCTGCTTGACCGCGCCCTCCTCGCCGTCGAGCCGCCAGCCGTTCGAGAGGACGGTCCGGCCCGGTGCCTTGATGGCGGCCGTGACGAGCCCGCCGGACTCGTAGATCGCCGCGTTCCGGGCCATCGTCGCTGTGTCGCGCGTCGACTTTCGGAAGTAGTCCGGCCGGGTGCCGCTCGATGCCGCCGCTTTGGGCTTCGGTTGTTCCTTGCCCGCGACGAGTTGCCGTAACCTCTGAACAAATGTCACCATGATCGAACTCCTGAGACGACGCCGAACCGGCCGGCACCGCTCCCGCGCTTGGCGTGGGTGTAGAGCGCGTAGCGTGCCGCGTCCAGCAGGTGGTCGTTGAACTTCACGGGCTCCTCGAGGAC